TAAGCAAACACCATCACATGATAATCAAAGAACTTGGGCTTGTTGCCACCATTGTCATACTGGATGATACCACCACGAGCAAACCTGCGCCCAGGAATCCACATCTTCACAACACGCGTAGCTGGGGTGACAGTAAAGGCACCACCGTAGAAAATGCCAGCACCGCCAGCAGTGGTCGAAGAAATCTCACTCTGAGTTCCATCAGTGCTGACAGTCACCGCGTTTGGATTGCGAAGCTTGATTGTCTTGTCCTTAATGATAGTGAAACGCTCGCGATTCAACTGATCCATATATCTGTTCAACGTGATGCCCCTGAACAAAGTAGAGGTAGTGGGAACATCCCCACGAGCACCCTTGACCACAAGAATGCGAAAACTCACTTCGCCATATCGTGGGTTGTTCTGGAGCATGAGCTTGAGGGAGACACCCTTGCAAGTAATCTTGTCACCAATTCGATTACTTGTGTTTGTAGTAGAGGGATCAAGAAGTCCCTGAGTTGTGAAAAGCATGTTGTCTGAGAGCATGACTGCATCATTGTGCGACACCTCGTACCCTTCGCTGGAAACGAACACGGACTGCTTGGTCTCGACATGCTTGTTGAGCTCGCGGCGCACAAGGCGACGTATGCCGCCGCGCTTGCGCTTGGAAAACCTGCGGCGAACGCGACGACGCTTGCCAAACGGCATGGAAAATGACTTTGGAAAAGTCAAGGCCTCTTAATATTATATAGAGGCCTTGACTGACTGACTGACTGACTGCGGTATATATACCTCTTGGAAACGCGAAGTGCGCCCAACTGCTACGTTACTTGGAGCTATGCCACGCAAGGTCAACGCCAACTCGGCAGGGCCGAGAGCGCTGGCGGTGTGGGCACAATGGCGACGAAGCTTCCCCGCCTACCGCGACGCACACGTGCGCGCGTGGAGACGCCGGCGGGCAGCATTATCACGGGCACGCGCGCGGGCATTACGTAGATTTGGCGGTTTTAATTCCAGACGGTTTATGAAATAAACAGTTTTAAATTCTTACGTGTCCCGAAAGTACTGGCGGGAATCGAAACTGAACGGAGTCGTGGACACTGACTGACCGTAACAAACCACATCTTTACATGTCGATCAACTTGACAGATCTCGTCAGGATACCTGGCGGTACGACCTTTCGCCTACAGGCAAGGAAGCTGTTGCTGACCTACCCTGGATGGATCGAAAAGGAGCAACTCGACCGTCACATCCGCGAGATCACTGGGTGCGAAGACATCCAGGTCAAGATCGCACATGAGACTGGTGACACTGGGCACAAACACACCCATGCTGCCGTGGATCTGGGCAAGACCTTCAATTCTAGGTCAGCTAGGGTCTTCGACATCGACGGTGTGCACCCCAACATCCAGATCCCTAAGAGCAACGTTCACTGGGAGCGAATCGTAAAGTACCTGGACAAAGATGACCAGGAGGTTTACGGTGAGATCAAAGTGACTGCTACGAAGGGACCCTCCGAGGAGAACCTCTCCATGATGGAGGAGTGTATCCAGTGGGTACTCACGTGCACCGACCGCTCACAGGTCCTCCTGCCTCCCTCGGGGGAAATGAGGTACTTCATGATGAGCAGGAGCAACTACTTCATGACTCTGTACACCTGGAGTGGCCAGAAGAAATCTGCGACTGCGAACTTCTCGACTTTTTCGCGAGAGAAGATCTCCCCCCAGCTACTGGCTTCGAAGAGCTGGCTGATCACTGGTCCCCCAGCGACTGGCAAGACCCAATGGGCTCTCAGCCACTTTGAGAAGGCTGTGCTGGTCAGGCACCTGGATGACCTCCACAACATCACCACCGACACCGACGGCGTGGTCTTCGACGACATGTCCTTCAAGCACATGCCCCCACAGGCGATCATCCACCTTCTGGATATGGACTACGACTCACCTGTTCATCTCCGCTACAACAACGGACGTATCCCTAAGGGTCTGCCTAGGATCTTCACTAGCAATGATAGTGACATCTTTGTGCCTACTGCTGGGTGTAGTGATGATGTGCTGGGTGCTATCTCTAGGAGATACGAGTTGATTCTGATCACTGAGAAGCTTTATTGATCAGTAAAATACATCTGCTGAATGAAAGTATTCACCTTGCCCACATTCCAATGACCGAGTGTAGCTAGACGCTCGGTATCATAGGAGGTATAAGCAAACACCATCACATGATAATCAAAGAACTTGGGCTTGTTGCCACCATTGTCATACTGGATGATACCACCACGAGCAAACCTGCGCCCAGGAATCCACATCTTCACAACACGCGTAGCTGGGG